GCCTTTAGGGCCTTTTAGGGCCTCTAACTGTTCGGCGGTGAAATCTGCATAGGTGAATGGGTCGCCCTTATCACCTTTAGGGCCTTGCTCGCCTCTTAACCCTTGTTCGCCCTGTGGCCCTTGTGGTCCTTGATTTCCTTGCTTTCCTTGTACGCCTTGCGTTCCCGGAATAACAATATCAATCACTTTCGGAACCCTTGCTTTAACATTTACATATTCAAAGTTATTTGTATCTTCCATAATTATTGCACCCCCTAATGTGCTGAAATATCATGAATGAATTTCATATCACCCATTACGATTTTAGTGACCTCGTTCCCATGAATAAGGAACACATCATATTGACCGCTCCTATAATTGCGGCCTATGTTCTTAGTTGCCTCGGCGGCGATAGTGCAGTACACGATATTCTCGTGAATTACACATTCAGCCTCGGCCAATAGCTTGCCTTGTACGCTCCGTACTTTCATAACCGCCGTGCAGTTACTTAAATCAAAATCGGCACTGACCTCGTAACCTCTACGATAATCAGCGCCGATGTGTAATGTCTCTGGCTCATTTCTTATAAAGTTCATATGTACCTCGCCTATTCAATTTCTGTAACTAATACGCCAAGCATTCTGTTATTGCCAACTGGAATAAATAATACATCGTCAAAACTATACTCTTCTGGCGATATTGTATTTGGGTTATATTTTGAGTGCGCAACATTTATTTCTGCATAAATTGCAAAAGTTTTTTCATCAATAAATGCGAAATAAAAAAATATTGAACCATTTCTGGCGCCGACTTGACATGAGGGAATGCTTATAGGGCATATCGCTATTGGCTTGTCGAATGTATATCTAGCAATTTCTACATGATTGCCAATTACTCCAGTATAATTAATCTCCCAGCCGTATGGATCTTCACCGTCGAATGGTTGAGGGTAGTAATCTGCGCCCTCGGCGGTAGCAACCCCCCAGCGCGTATAAGTAACATATTTTTTTACAACGTCTGGTTCATATATGTATTTTTTTATTTTCAGATACTTGTTTTCAGATGAAAATATTAATTTCTGCTCTTTATTGAAAACCTCAAGGCCTTGTTTACCTGTTTTATACTCATCTGAATATACATAACATTTAAAACTATGAGGGGCTGATGGTGAGTGTCTAACTCCGCACATTGTAACAGGGTTTAAAACGCCGTTTATATCAGAAAATGCGCCATATCCATTAAATATGCCCTCTTGATAACTTGGCGTCAATAATTCGGTTTCGCCCTTGGTATTTTTCAAAATAAACCCTTTGTTAAAAGAGCCTTTCCCATTCGGAGCAACAAAAACCAAATCATCTTCCTTTTTGTTGATTATAAAATGCGGTTCATTATAACTATATATCTTATACCCGAATGCCCCTTGTATAGGGGTTGTTACAACCTCTTTTAATGCTAAATTTTTAAAAGAATCATTGATAATAGTTGTCCCCTCTTTATTGGATACTTTAATATACTCCATAGATGATTTTGTACCTTTCTTTAACCAAATCAGCGGCCTTGTTATCAATTGAGTAAAAGATTTGATTGTCCTTGATAGAGATTTGTACAGGCTGCACCATATATGGCCTGTTTTGTTCGTAAGAGATAACAGGCGCGAACGCAAAAATTTGCTCATTTTTTTGTTTTTCAATAGTAATCACCCCGCTATAATCTGTTACTATATGTGTGCCTAAAAATCGTGTTAATGTCGAGTTTAGGCTTAACATTAAAGCTCCTTTTTTATCATATATATCAAAAACCGCTTTAGTTACTCCCATATGCCTATCCTTACCCTTAACTGATTGTTTTCATCAAATACTTGAATCAAGTCATCACTAATTTCAACCCTTGCGCCGCTTGTTTTAGTTCGCAATGTGCCGATTGTAGCCGTGATTGATGATAGGCTATCTACCTGCATTTTATCAGCAGTAACAGCCCCAGCCTGTATCATTCCTTTAGCGATGATATTGTTATCGAATAAAGCCTCACCAGTAACATGCAATAATTTGCCGTCTATGCGTGTTCCTGCTGGGCTTAGATTGATGCGGCTCACCAGTTCCGCGCCGTCAATATTATTGATAGCTTGCGTTACTTTAAAATCAATACCGCTTGAAATCTGCGTGATTTGTGAGTTTACGTTATTCTGATAGTCGCTCAAAGTGCGCTGGTACGCATTGCCAAGGTCGATTATCTTGCTATCCATTCCATTGACGGCCGTCTTGACTGTGCCAACTTCGCCTTTTAAGTCATTTACCGCTTTGTCTATTCCCTCTAGGCCTAGGCTTTCCATATCAAGTAGGGACTTATCGATTTTAGCTTTAATGGTAGCTAGTTGCTCATCACTTCTAGGGCCTTCTCCAAATAGATCAACAAATGCAACCTGTACTGTATGAACACCGCTTTCCAATGGTATCGTTGCTACATTCGTTGTAAAGAAATACCTAATACCGTCAACGTAAATATTAACCCCTTTACAACCTAATCTGATGTTGTCGGTAGTAATACCGATGCCATTTATCAAGCTAACAATTTTGATGTTAGATGGTTTAGGTGGAATAGGTACGTTATATGTCAATTCTGCCGGAGCGCTATACCCCTTTGTAGGGTTATGAGCATATAAATATACTTTTGCACTCCGTTCTGTTAATAGAGTGCTTAAAGTAGTATTATTGCTTTTACCAATTAGCCCATACTCTTGACCTGGGTGCAGATCATATCGCAACTCATAAAAATCAATATCAGCGTTACGCACCTCTAACCAATTAAATGTAGCGACCTCACCAAACGAAACGCCCAGCCCTTGCGGAGTATTAGGCACTTCTGATTTGAGCTCAACTAATACAGATTTGATAATGCCTTGTGAGTAGTTTCCATGACGGTCCTTTACCTTTAATCGCACCTCATATGTATGGCCTAATTCACAACCACTAATAACGATTTGATTATCGCCGTTGCCGCCATACTTCCATTCGTTAGCGCCTTCACGATACCATGCTTCGACAGTATCAAATGTATTAATAGTTGGTTGAGTAAATGCAGCCACTACATCAAATGACAATACACCATCGCCAATTTCGTAATACTTAGTAAATAATGCTAAATCGCTTACTTCCGGAATATAGTATGGTGTGATTGTATATGGGTATGCTTGCACCTCATCTAACCCTTGTTCGTTAGATCCATACATATTGAATGACGTAAATTTAAAATATACCTGCTTTCCGATATCCTCTTTACGATACGGAGCATGATATAACGCCTCATCAACTCTTACGAACCTAGCACCAGCATTGTGCGTTGTATCGTTGGTTCCATACTGACCGCGTACAATTCCACCCAAAGCATAATCGCCATTAAGCTGCAATTGAGCTGTCTCATAAGATAGACATTCACCGTCAA